TTCTTCAAAGTACTCCTTTGTATTTGTACAATAGTGTTTACTCTCAACAAATAGATGTTAAACCAGCTATATCTTTGATAGTAGACAAGACTCTTGAAACTGAATTTGATAGCATGATTAAAGTATCTAATTTTAAATTCAATGGAGAAATAACAGATTCGTGGACTAAGTTTGGTATTAATAATTTCTTAGAGGTTGATTCTATACATGGTCCTATAAATGCATTAAAGACATTTAATGATAAGATGTTTGTATTTCAGGACAAAGCATTTGCTATGCTAGCAATCAACGAAAGGTCTCTGATAACAGACAGTAATTCATCACAGATAGTATTAGGTACAGGTGGTATATTAGATCGTGCAGATTATGTATCTACTGTAACAGGTTGTAAGGATAAGTTTAGTATAGCAGGTGGTATGACTGGTTTATTCTGGTTTGATAGAGTTAATAACTTTCTTATAAAGTATTCGGGTGCTATTGATAAGATATCATTATCTAAAGAGGTACAGTCTTATTTTGATCAGAATGTTATACCAGATCATACAGTAATTGCACATCCTGATATTAATAACAATGAGATATTGTTTACTTTTTCATATGACAACGGAATTCTTCCTGAGTCATTTACTATTTCTTTCAATGAGTTTGTAGATACATTTGTTTCATTCTATGGTTTTATACCAGCAATATATATACCGTATGATAGTAGGTATTTTACTACTAATTATGCAGATAGGGATTTAATATGGTTGCATGATAGCAATATAGAAGATTGTTGCAAGTTTTATGGAGGGTATGTAGATTCTACATTAGAGTTAATTTTTAATCCAGATTATATGAACACTAAGGTGTTTGATAATTTGTTTTTTATATCTAACACTTCGTCTAAGATAGCCATACTAGTCGATAATAACAATCCAGTTAAGGAGCGTAACATAAATATATTTGACGATACTTTTGATACACTACAATGTTATAATGATTATCAGAATACTGGTGTTGTTCCACTGCAATACGCATCGGGTGTTGGTAAGAATTTAGAGCGTAGAGAACGTACGTGGACTACGTTTGTTCCAAGAAATATAGTAAGTAGTGCGGTTAAGAATGATCCAGATCCGTTTGCTACTACAAGTACAATTCAGTTGTTTAAAGAAAGAATGAGGGATAAATATCTCATAGCATATTTTACATACGATAATTCAAAGGCGTATGATAGGTTTATGGTAAGTAACATGGCGTGTAAATATAGAATTAGTTATAGATAGAATATGGAAAAAATATTATTTGTTTTAAAAGATAGACTTTATAATTACTCCAATAAAGTTAATTCCTATGGTTTAATAAATTCATCTTTGCTTTTAGCAGAGTTTTTAAATCACAGAGGGCATGAGTGTAAAGTGGTTACTGTTGTTGATGCTAATGGCATTGATAAAGAGGTTCATGAGTTTAAACCTGATGTAGTAGTTATAGAAGCTTTGTGGGTACCTACTTATAAATTAAAAGAGTTATTAGCTATTAAGAGATACCATCATATTAAATGGATTGTTAGAGTTCATAGTGATATAGGATTTCTTAGTACTGAAACACAAGGTCTTAAACATCTAAATGATTACATAGGGTTGCATGCTCATAATTTAACTATTTCGTTAAATAGTCGTAAATTTGTTGATGCATTATCTGATGCATTAGATTATAAATTTACTTATCTACCTAATGTTGTTAATCTAATAAGAAATAAATTAGACAACAGAGGAGAAAGACAACATATTGATATAGGTTGTTTTGGTGCAACTAGGCTATTAAAGAATCAATGTTTCCAAGCTATATGTGCTATTAAGGCAGCTGATGTACTTGGTAAGAAACTATTGTTTCATGTTACACCTAATCTAGAGCAAACCAATGATCCTGTATTAGAGAACTTAAAACAATTGTTTCAGTCTAATAAGCATGATTTAATTATACATGATTGGATGCCTAACAATGAATTTCAAGAGTTGATTAAACACATGGACATAGGTATGCAGGTATCATACACTGAGTCTTTTAATATAGTAGCTGCAGATTTTATAAATAACAATAGGCTAGTACTTGTTAGTGATGCTATAGATTGGCTACCTAACATTATGAGGACTTCTACTACAGACTACGATGAGGCTGTTAAGAAGATACTTTATATGTATAAGTATAGGAATAGTTATTGGCTTAAAGAGATGTCAAGGTATAAATTAGAAGAGTATAACAAAGGTGCTAAACACGAATGGGAAGAATTTTTGCATAAATTAGATCATCATAAGTAATGGCAATTCACATTAAAAAAGAAAATAGGGGTAGATTTAAAGCTTATCTTAAGCGTGCTGGTGTTCGTAAGATGCCTAAGATGCCTCAGTTTGCTAGGAATGCAAAACGCTGGCATCATGCAGAAGGGGGTCAGGTGCAGGGAAATCTATGGGATACTAATAGAGCTGCATTTGTAGATAGCACATTGAATGCAAACAAAGGCATGGAGTGGGTACAGAGGTTAAGGCAACCTAATACTCCAGATATGCAATTACCAGGGGTTGAAGGTAGGAGTACACATTATATGTCAGACAATGGGCAAGGTTATGTATTTCCTCAAATTATAAATAGGGGTAATGGTCTTGAGTTCTTAGGTAACGAAGACAATGCTTATAATTACGCTATCAATAATAATGCTGGTATACAGTTTAATACTCCAGAACAAGCTAGTTGGTTTGCTGCTAATGGCTATAAGAAGGGTACCAACGTATTAAAGGGTAAATACCCAGATGGTGGTAAAATAGATTATACTGGTATGGGATTAGGGTTTATGAATAATAAAAAGATTTATAATCGTGGAGATCATACGGCTAATTTATTGTCTAAATTGACTGTACGTAATTCGGATGAACTTGCACATGGAGATTGGGCTAGATATTATGCCGGATATCCATTAACAGGAAAAGGAGTTGGGGCACTAGAAGGAGATAGTCCAAGGACATATGATTTACAATATAGTAATTATGCACCAAGTAATGCTAAAAATAAAGATGCAAAATATGTTGCAAACAAAGATCCTGAGTTTGTAAATCAAATATTAAAGTATTATAATGAAAATTATAAAGGGGAACCGTTACATCCGAGTTATACTGTTAATCCTAAAAAAAGAGGAGATACTAAAACCTATAATACTTTTGGAGATTTAGGTAATTTTAAAATTGATTCTGGGCAAGATGAAAATGGGAAATATGTATCTTATTATGATGTATGGAATTATGGAAGACATGACAATCCAGATGTAACTAAAAAAGAATGGCTTGGTGCTGTAAAACCATATGAAGTATATGATAGAATATATTTAGACGATATGAAAAATAAAAAGAAATATGCATATGGTGGTATATCTGCCAATTCAATGCAAAGTACTCAAAAGTCAGTAGCTGGTATGATACCTTATGCTAGTATATTCTCTTCTTTAGGGGGTGCAGCTGCAGATATTATAGATCCAAAGGATCCATATGGTGTTAGCAAAAGTGATTGGGCTGCTGGTGGTCGTGCTGCAGTTGATCCATCTATGAGTCTATCTCGTAGTGTAAGTGATATATCAAAGGGTAAGTTTGATAATAATACTTTTTGGGATTTAGCATTTCCTATATATGGTGAGATATTGAGTAACAAGGATGCCAGGGCAGATAGGGCTGCAGCAACTGCACAACCTCCACAATATGTTAATCCTGGTTATTCCCCATCATTTCCATATGGTGGTATGTCTCCAGATGGTACAGATATAGAAGTAGAACGTGGTGAAGTATTAAGGGATCCTAATGATGGTTCCTTGGCTAATATTAGTGATAACGCTCCTACGCACGCACAAGGTGGTGTAGACGTTACGGCTGAACCTGGGACACAGATATATGGAAAATTAAAAGTTAAGTCTGGCAGATTTAAAGGTCAAACATATAAAGATGCAGCAGATTCGATTAGAAAAGAAATAGCTCGTTTAGAAAAAAATTAAATAAAATGGGTACATTAATAGATAAGAATACAAAGCAATTAATGCTTGCTAAGAAACAAAAGGAGTTAGACGATTTGTTTGCTGAACAGGAATCTACTAGGGGTAGTCAACCTAAGCAGTATGCTAAGGGTGGCATAACACCTGATAAAGCTAAACGTATGCTAGAAGATGGTACAGTTAGGGGTAAGAAGTTAACTGATAGGCAAAAAGCATACTTTGGCTTAATAGCTGGTGGGGGGACACCTAGGTTAAAAGCTAGCGGTGGTTTAAAAGTTCCTTACAGGATGCCAACCCAACAGCCTTTATATAATTCTATATCAGGTGCTAGTGGGTATGGTTTAGATCCATGGCAACAACAAGATTATAATGCATCTTTATCAGAAATAGGTTTTGATCCTAGGAATACAACTGGATTTGGTTCTGGTTGGGGGCAACCTTATTATGGGCAGGCTCCAGTACCACAACAAGCCAATGTTGGTTATCCAGGTGGTGCTAGTTATCCAACTAGGGCTGATTATGTAGCTCCACAACCGGGACAACCTACTTTTAGGCCTAAGGATTGGGCTACTAATTCACAACCTGGTCAATCTACTAGCAGATCTAATGGGGTTGCTAGCATGGCAACAGATCCTAGGTTTGGTGCATTCACTCAAGCATCAGAAGAACCATATGGATCTAATTTCTTTAATCAGAGTAAAATGCCTGCATACGGTAGTAATTTTTTCAATCAGTATAAAGTTCCTGATGCTGATCCAAATGCTCCACCACCACCAGGACCTAATGATCAGAATTTTGTAGCTACTGAAGCACCTGATACTAAAACTACAAACTGGGGTAAAATAGGTTCTACTGCAGCACAATTAGCTCCAGTTGTATCTAATCTAATTAGTAGTTTAAGGAAAGATCAGAAGTTAAAAGCTAGTGATTATTATAACCCTAGAGCTAACGAGGTAATGAATCTTATGCGTAATAGACGTACAAATGTAGACCCTCAGTTACAAGCATCATTAAATGCAGAACGTACTAATTACTATAATCTGCATAACACTGCAAATGCTAGGGGGGAACTCATGGGTAATATGACTGCTGCTTCTAATAATGCAGCTGGACAGAGATCTGCTATATATGCCAATAAACAGAATATGGACTTAGGTTACATGGGTCAAGAGGCAGAGATGGCAATGAATCTTGGTTCTCAAGAACAGAATGCTAATTGGCAAACAATGGACTATAACAATCAGAATGTTGCTAATAGGCGTAATATGTTTCGTGCTGGTTTATCTCAATTAGCTCAGTATAGTCAGAATAAAGAATTGATGGCTAATCAATTATTAATGGATCAGAATAGAAATAACATATATAAAGATATGTATTCTTCTATATCACCATTTATGGAGTTTATGAAGAATTTTAAATTCAGTAATGTTTAATAGTATTTATTCTATATCATTCGATACACCTTGGTATAAAGACTGCAATCCTATAATGAGGAACGGAGGAATTTATATTATTAAAAATTGTATAGATGATAAGATATATGTTGGTAGTAGTAAGTGTTTTCATAGAAGGTACCAAAGGCACAGGAAACCATTGTTAAACTCAATACACACAAATAAACATTTGCAAAATGCTTTTAATAAACATGGTGCTGATAACTTTAAATTTTTAATCATAGAGATAATAGAAGATTTTAATAATTTACTAATCAGAGAACAAAATTGGTTAGATGAATTAATGTCTTACGATAATGTAATTGGATACAACATAGATAGTATAGTTGGACCAATTCATAATATAGGCAAGTCTCCTAGTGAAGAAACTAGAAGAAAAATATCAGAATCCCTTATAAATAAACATTATTCTAGTGCTAGGAAAGGAGTAACCTTATCTGATGAAATAAAAAATAAGATTTCTGATAGTCTTAAGAAATTGAAATTAAATGGATATTGTTTACCTCAAAGTATACCTGTCAAAATGACTAACGTTTTTTCTGGAGAGGTGGAGGTGTTTGAGTCTATGACCGATGTAAATATAAAATATGGTATCGATAGAACTACTATGTATAAATACAACGGATTAGATAAACTTATTAGAAATGTATATAAAATTGAAATACTAAATGATCAACAAATACGATAATGCTGCACAAGTGCAGTTCATTAATACATATTCCCCAATACCATTTCAAGAAATGATGGCAGCAGGACAAATGAAACAAGAGAGGTTTGATAAAGCAGGTGCTGCTATGGATTCTACTATAGCAGCTATGGATGAGATAGTTGCTATACCATTCTCTGATGATGAACGTAGGGCTAAAGAGTATTCTGCTAATCTAAGGTCAGTAAGGGATAAGTATACCCATAGAGATATATCTGATCCTTTTGTACAAAGGGAGATGGCTAATGATCTTAACAAGAGTGTTAATAAAGAAGATATTAAGCATATACAGCAATCTCATGCTGGTTGGTTAGCATACAATAAAGAATTAGCTGATAATGAATCTAGAGGTGTACCTACTCCAAAATGGAAAGTAAAAGATTTTACTGGCTATGATTCTCAGAAAGGTGTATATACAGGCACAGCACCGACTTATAAGAATCCTGCTGCAGAATTAGATCAATTCTTTAAACCTTTAGAGGCTAGAGATAAAGGTACAACTTATGATACCATAAACGGTAAGCGTACTGGTTATCTAAAAAGTAGCATTGGCATTGATATGAATGACATACAAGGTTATGTAAAAGATAACATGAGTTCTTTGATCACTGGTCCAGCTATGAGGGATATAATAGGTGAAGCTAAAGCTAATGGTGATACAAGGAAGGATGAAGAAATAGCATACGATTATGTTATGGCAAATTCATCAAATAGGATTAAATCAACTCCTAGTTATAGGCAAGACCTTAATCCTGGTGGTGGTAGTGATCAGAACCCTGGTTCTTTAGAGGAACCAGAATTAACTCTTAAAGACGGTGTACTTGAAGGTAAGGGATTAAGCGCTAGGAAAATAGACAAAGAGATAGCAGTATTAGAAGAAACTTTAAGAAATAATCCTAATGATAAAGCAACTGAAAATAGATTAACTGCTATAAAATTACGTAGGTCTGCTGCTGGTAATACAGTACAAGAAGGGGAACATGTATCTCCAAATAAAAAGATTGAAAGTAATAAATTACATCAGGATGAGCTTACAGCTGAAACTATAAAATCTTTAATTAAAACAGGAATGACTAAGGAGGATGCTACGAGTTACCTGGCATCTAATACTGTAGACTTTATGTCACGTAGTGGTACTGAAAATGCAAAGGGTATTATTAGTAATATTATCCCTAGTATTGAAAGAATTGCTAGTAAAATTGGTACTGTTCTTAATAATACAGTATCTGATGGTAGTATGGTTGATGAGAGCGGGGCTGCTATAACTAGAATGTTAACCCCTGAAGAGAAAAAAGCTAGAATGGACAGAATAAATAAAATAGGCAAAGGTGATCTTACTCCTCAACAAATATTACGTGAGTACCAAAATGCTACATCTAGTGTAGAAAGCAGTACAAGAGAACAAGAAAGGATTATAGCCAAAGCTGAAGATGAGGCGTTTAATAAAATGGCACCATACCAAAGGACTTACACTGCATTGAATGGTATGTTTGAGTATGATAAAACTAACGATGTATTTAGAGGTACTTATCTAGATGATAAAAACATACGGAAAGATTACAATAGTCTTACAGCAAAATTTTTAACTGATGCTGTTTATAATTCTAAGAATTATCAAAAGGTGTTCTTTGATGAAAACGGCAAGGAATTAAGTCAAAGGAAACTTGATGATTTACAGAAATTATTAAACAAAAGTAAAGGGTTCTCTGTAAATAAAGTATACAACGAACCTACTGATCAAGGTGGTGCAGAAGTATCTATTAGATTAAATACAGTTAATACAGCTGGTGCTGTAAATCCAGCTGGTGCAGAGTATAGGGTTAAATTACCATTAGATCAATCTATAAATCACAATAATTTTGTTAAGGAATTACAGAGTAGAGGACAGGTTAGGACAGCGTTTAAGTTTGATAATTATCAAGTTATAGAAGCTGCTGTAAATAGGGTAGGGGTTTATAAAGGTGGTGAGATTCCTTTGCCTTTGATAAGTGATGGAGAAAAAGATATGGAAGATAAGATTATCTTTGATGCCGATCCTAGGTATGGTGGTCGTGTTATTCCTATACTTATATACGGTGATAAAAACGAAAAGAAAAAACATGCAATGTCTAGAGAACCTGTAGATCTAAACAATGTTGCTAATACAATAAGTAATTTCTTACAAAGTCATACTTTTTCTGATATAGAAAATGAAGGAAAAACAATATAATACAACATAATGGCTACAAAAAACATTATCGATTCTCAGGGAGAAATATTAAATGGCACTCCCCTGGGAACCGAATCAGTGAGCCCTAATACGGGGTTAACATCTGAAAAAGGAAGTTTTAAAATAGATGCCAAGAAACTAGAAGCTTATCCAGCTGGACCTAAGTCAGAACTTTTAGGTAACGTATACACTGAAGATGTATTGATGCCTAAATCTGTCTATAGAGTTCTTGGTGATGACTATCATCCAGAATTTGATCCTGAATATAATGCTAAGCTTCTATCTACTGAACAAAGCAATGGTGGTAAGTTTTTATCAGCATTGAACCAAGCAGTGGTTGGTCAAGTGATCGGAGGTACAATATCTGGCTTCGGTTATATGCTTGATCTTCCAATGCTTTTTGATTTAGCAGAAGGCACAGAACAGGAGTTTGGTAATGCTGTATCTAGATTTGGTGATAAGATGTCTACTTGGGCAGAAGAAGCTACTCCTGTATATACAGATCCTACTGCACCTAAGTTTAACCCATCTAGTTTTGAATGGTGGATGAAGAATGCACCGTCAGTTGCATCTACTTTGTCTCTAGTTATACCTTCTATGGCTGGTATGAAAGCCTTACAGGGTATCTCTAAATTAGTAGGTTTAACTGAAAAGATAGGGGAACTAGGTAAGTTTAGTAAACTATTTACTACTTCTCTAGGCCAGGCTATTATGTCTAGGCACATGGAAAATCTTATGGAGTCTAGAGGTGTATATGATCAAGGTCTTAAAGATGCTAAAGATGCATTATACACTAAGTACGGAGATCAAATACAGAAAGAGTTAGGTGCTGCTAAAGACGAAGGTGAAGCAAATAGTATTGAGAATAAATGGGAGAATGTTATTAGCCAAGAGGCTGTTAAAGTAGCTGCTCTTGGTGCATCTAATACTTATAATAAGCAATGGGTAATGTTACTACAGGACTTGCCTGAGTACATGCTATTAAATAGATTCATTGGTGGTAAAGGTAAGGGTGCTAAGACATTATCAATGGCAGCAGCAGCTGAGGAAAAGAGTGCTGCAGTAGCAAAACGTTTAGGTGCTAATATGCCTATGTGGTATACTAAAAATGCTGTCAAACAAACTCTTAACGCATTAGGTGAAGGTGGTGAAGAAGCATTCCAGTTTATAAATGAACAGCAGTCTGCTCAGATGATTCGTAACTTAGGGGATCCTGATAAGAAGACTACGTTTACTGAGGAACTTAAAAACAATTGGGATAATGGTGATTTGTGGACCAATACATTTTGGGGAGCTATGGGTGCAGGCTTTATGCAGGCAACTATGGCTGGTGTTAACTCAAAAGCATTGGCTGCGTCTAATCAGGCTAGGCTAAAGAACTTAGATGAGTTTGCTCCACTTATTAATAAACTTCATGCAGCTTATGCTATAGCAGAAGATGAAGGCGATGAGATGGGTATGGAGAAAGCTAAGAAAGCTTTCATTAGTGCAATTAGTTTAAAAGCAAAAAGATTAGGCAATAAAGATCATTTGCTTAATATGGTAGATGCTTTTGCTAAAGGTGATGATGATGTATTGTCTAGTTACGAAACTGATAAATCTGATAGAGATTGGTTCAAAGGTAGAACTGATATAGCCGATGATCTTAAAGCTGATATAAATAATGTATCTAATAAATTTGATGAGGCGTTTACATATTCTAAATCTAAAGGTTTAACAGACAAAGAAAGTAACGATATGGCTATGAGAATGGCTCATAGTAACTTTTTACTTGAATTTTTTAATAAGAAATTAGCAGAACATGAAACAATAGCATCTACACAACAGGTACCAGGGTATAATGTACCTAATCCAGAGAATAAACAATTATCCAGTGTTGGTAAACAAAAATTTGAGTTAGAGTATGATAAATTTTATCTACAGAAGAAGTTAAATGCTGTTAATAAAAAATTAGAAAATAAGGATGCATTACCTGCTGATATAGAGGATTGGAATAAGGACAAGAATTACTTAGAGAAAGCTATAGCCTTTAAAAACGATAGCATAGGTATACTTGATAAAGAAAAGACTGTAGACAAAAAGCAAAGGGACATAGATACTGAGTTACATGGTGATTTAACTAAGCCAGAATACAATGGTACAATGCCTAGGGGTAAAGACCCAGAACACCCAGAAATAAAAGGTATATTGGATGTTATAGATACACGTAAAACTATAACAGCTTATCAAGAGAATATAGATATTTTTAAACGTATGCTGGACCAAACTAGGGCTAGGGTAGACGAAATATCTGCTAGTAGGAAAGCTAAACCTGCTGATAAAAAACCTACAACCCCTGTTAAACCTGTAGTAGAAGACAAAGAAAATCTAGACATAAGTGACAATGCAACATACATAGGCACAGATGGTCAACCTGGGCGTGGTAGGGTAATGCATATTGAACATGCTACTACGGATGGAGAAGGTAAAGATAACACACCTAGTGCTGAGAACATTGATAACACTGTGACTATACAACCTATTGATGATAAGGGTGAACCAGTAGGTGATTTAGTATATGTTAAAGGTACTACTGTTCAGAAAGAAAGTAGTGATAAGAAAGTAGATGATACAGCAACTAAAGCAGAAGATAGTCTAGAAGGTGATGAAATAGAAATGTTACCTGAGGGTCCTAAAGACTGGTCAGATTTGGCAGATAACTTAAAGGATTCGTATAGGAGACAGAGTGGTTCTCCACTTGCAGGACTTATAGAATTTCTATCTTATACCGAGTATGATGATAGTATACCTAAAGAAGCTAGGGGTCGTGGTGTACTTAGGAGATTGTTAGTTAGAGATAAGAGTTTAAATAAATTTATATCTAACCCAGCTAATCAAAAGTATTTAGCAAGTGCTATTGCAACATATAGCTTTGATTTAAATAATGAAAAGTTTGTAAAGGACATAAATACAGCTGTAGAAGCTAAAAGACTACGAAGTGATCAAGCACATTATATATTAGAATTTATAAAGACTGGTAAACGTCCTAAGACTAATCATAGGGGTGATGTATTAAAAGAAAGTGACTGGCAGAAAGAATTAGCTAGTTTAATGACTTTGCCAGAGTTTGTTGATTTGCCTATCAAGATAGAACTTACTATAAATGGCCAGACGTTTAAGGAACGTTTGTTCATGCATACTATATATAAGACTAGGCAATCTTTAAGTATTAATAATAAAGAACTTGGTTCTTTAATGTCTACTTACACATCTATGCGTAAGCAGATGATCACTCATTTGATAAACGGTGATCAAGTATACACTCAAGGTCTTGCTACTAGCAGGGGTAACCCAACTAATATAGATAAAACTAATGATCCTAGTATAAGTCAAAAAGATAGGGCAGAAAAGAGAAAGAATAACATACTAGACGTATTTGGTTTAACTTATGATAATGTAGAATTATTTATACTTAAATCAGGTACTAAGACTATGGATGCTAAGTCTTATTCAAGACCTAAATTATTCAGGGATAATGATTCTCCACCAGAGGCTATGTCATACGATTTCAACTCTGTTGGTTCTGTTATGATAAGGACCAATAGAACTGTAGACGGTCAATGGTATGCAGTTAAACTTAACAAGTCTTATATATCAGGTGAACATGCTGCAATAATATTCAATGCATTTAGCATGCTTGCTAAAACAGAACTTACTAAAGAAGGTGGGTTCTTACCTGCTGGCAATAGGAAATTTATAGGTAGGTACAATGCACCTATAGATCCACGTGTAAAGAAAGGTACTGAGGCAGAGGAGTCTGTGTTATGGAATATATCTATTGGGGAATTCTTAGATTTAATGGTAGTTCATGGTGAGGAATTAACTGATCCAGATAGTTCCAGGTATAAGTATGTCAATGAGAAGAACTCCATGTCTGAGGATCATAAGAGATCTTTGAAACTTAAAAGGTTATTCTTAAGACGGGGCTATGGTTTAGATGGCAAGGTAGATGGTATATATTTATGCTATGGTCTTACTAAGATAAAAGATAAAACTACTGGTGAAGTAACTTGGGGTACTCCGAATGTTATAAACACTTCTAAAATTGGAGTTCAAGAATCTGTAGATTATAATATGATTAACTTAACTGAGTTAATCAAAACCCCTACACAGAAAACAGCACATGATGCAGCAGTTGATGATTTTATGGAATGGGTACAGGAAAATAAAACATATGCTGTTCATCTAGAAAATAGAAGGTTGTTTCAAAAACTTAATGGGGGATTTTTAGGTGGTAAAAGTTTTAGGATAGGTAAGGCTGGTAAACGATTTCATCCAGGTGATTCTAATAATAAACAATATTCATATACTACTGCAGGTGAAATAACTAGGCAAAAAAATGAATCTTACGTAGAGTTCTTAATAAGGAATAATTTCATAACCACTGATATAGAAGAACGTGATGGTGTAATATTTGATACTCCACATGTAGAGCTAGGTCTTAGTAGGAACAAAGGTGAAAACTATGGAATTCAGGTTGTTAAGAAAGACAAAGAGTTACCTGATACTACGGCTATAAAAGAAAATCCAAAAGGCACAAGGCGTGTAGTAGCTGATAAAGATAATCCTGCTACTACTATTAAAGTACCTAAAGAGGAAGTTATAGCACCACCTGTAGTTGAGGAAAAGCCACCTGCAGCTGAAGAGGCACAACCTGCTGAAACTAAACCTAAAAGAACTAGAACTCCTAAGGGTAAATTTGATGAGAAATTTAGAGAACGAGAAGATCTAACAAAAGTATATGAAGTACAAGATTTAGTAGAGGAGTTAAGGTGGCTCAGAAAGACTTTGAACTTAGGTAAGGATGAAGTTGAGATAGAGAAAGATGTAGCTAAAATGGTATTTAATGGTAAGAATGCATGGGGTGTATTCAGTAGTGCCGGTATGATCATATACGAAGCTGCTGAGAAAGGTACTATATATCACGAGGCATTCCATAAGGTTAACTTAGCATTTCATAGTAAAGCAGAACGTGAGATGATATATCGTGCTGCTCGACAGTTATATCATATGTCTAAAGAAGAGTTTACAGACAATCAAGTAGAGGAGAAATTAGCAGAAGAGTTTAGGGACTTCGTTATTACTAAACAAAAAGCATCTCAACCTAGTTTTATCAAGCGTGTATTCCAGAGGATATACAATTTTATAAATGCATTATTTTTTAGGGCAGGTTCAAGGTTAGTACAGTCTGATATAGACAGGTTATTCAATCAAATACATTCAGGTAAATATAGGTTTGCTAAGACTCTAAAAGAGAACAAACTCATAGAGCCACGTCTAAGGTCTATAATGGGTGAAGACTTTGATACTATTAGTACATATGAAGATATTACTAATATGCAAAAGTATTTGGCCACTAGGTTATATGAAGTAAGTGGTGTACAGAATCTCAAAAGTTCTCGTGATTTTAGATTCGATAAACTAGTCATGGAGATGGAAGAGGATATTATGCAATTGGAATATGATTTGCAAGATCCAAATTTACCTGATGCTAGGAGGAATAGGTATATAAAATTATTAGCATCTCTAAAGGATGTACTTGGTGAGAAAGATGAAACTGGTTTCTATCCTAAGTTCACTATATTTGTAAAATATATAAATAGGTATTTCTCAGGTTTAGGTGTTAAAAAGAGAAATAACAAAGAGGAAGATGATAGTATAGAGGATCAGGGTAGTAGGTACGATGAGTGGTTATCTGATGAAGAAACAAGTAGAGTTGGTGGTGAATATGGTATGGAAGACTTTTTTCATTCATTACAAGATGGTACGTTAGCTAGTGTTAAATTTTTCATAAACACTTTGCATGAATCTTCAGATTGGAATGAAAGGACAGGTTATAGGACATTTGTAGATGGTAATTTTGTATGGTATAAATTATTGAATGACATAGCTCAATATGACAATGTGTCTGAAATGATAAATGAGATCAGGAGAATTGGTGAGTATGACAACTATTATCCATATATGGAACTGGCTGATAAATTAGAGGATGCCACTGAAGAGTTTCGTACTCAATTCCAAATCTCATTTGAAGTGTATAAGCATGTACATTTATTAGTACAATTCACTAGGGCTGAAGGTAAAGATAATAAAGAAATAAACATGTCCTTTGATAGTGCTACAAGGGAACAGTTATCTAGAACTACTGTACTCAAGTGGAATGAATTAATGCAAGCAGATAGGAGTGTTATTGGATTACCTGGTACTAAGTTTGGTGATTCTACTATTACAGCAAGGAATAAGGACGTAAACACTAAGTTTTTTGAAGAGTTATTAAAAGAGTTTGACGAGAAGGTCACAGGTTTTTATGATGATAAGGTAAAGGATGGACCGTTAATATCTGATAAAGATGTAGATACTCTATTTAAAAGAGCTTCTAAGATGCTAGACAAAATACACATCAGTATTAAACCAGATGTATTAAGACACTACGCTACTAATTTGAGTGATAAAGAACTTAATAAAAACTTATATAAATTTGTTAGGAATTTAAGGAGTTTAATGGGCCAAGAGATAGTGCTAGATAATGAAGGCGATATAATACAGTATATGAAGAATACTATTATATTATCTTTATCGGAAGCATATGCTAATGTTAACAAGCACGAAGAGGCAGATATGGTAGTAGGTCCAGAAGGTCACATGATATGGCGTTATGGTAAGTTAAACCTACCTACTAGTTATTTGAGGAAGATAAAGAAAGATTCTAAATGGGCAGAAGGAAGACGTAATTCTGTAGGTAAAAAAGGTTCTAGGATATTAAGTTCTTTTGTTCCTAAGTCTGATTCAGAAGAAGATGTAGCAACAGCTAGTGCCTATAGAGATAAGTTTGGATTAATGACTATGTCTAGTTTTAAAAGGCAAAGTAACTATGCTTCAAGTAGTAGGGACTATTTACATTTAACTAGACAAGAAGATTATTTATTTAAAGCTTATAGTATACTAGAAGGTAAGATGTTACCTTTCCCAGTAATGGCTGATAGGGGTGGTTATTTTGAAATGATTGGTGCTGATTTAATAGGTATATCAGAAGGGGATATGACATCTAATGTTATAACTAGCCTTACACCAGAAGGTGATGTTGTATTTACAGACGATGTTATAAATGCATTTTATAAATACTACGAAGATGAAAAAGAGATAATAGATGCAGCCTTAGAAGTTAGGAAAACTTACAGGGAAGGTGTTGAGTTATTTAAAAAAGAGAATGCTAAACCTGATGCTGATAAAGCATATTTGAAAGCATATTCTAGAGATCTTAGAAGTAAACTTATAAAAAATTACCATTATGGCTTTGATAAGAATGGTAAGATGGATCTTAATCTAGGCAATGCTTATAATTTTATACACTTCAAAGGTTTTGAGAAATATAAAACAGTAGAGGAAATAAGGGTAGGTATAGGCCAATTGTTAAACGATAGGCTAAAGGATGAAATAAAATTTACTTTAAAGCATGATATAATAGGTAGCAACCCAAGTAAAGAGACACCTGGTGGGATACTGTATCATAACATATTACTAAGTAGTAAGTACACAGAGGCTAATGAGGATATACTAGTTAAGAATTTTGGTATAATATCTGCATTGTCTCAAATACTTGTTAATACACAAATAGGTGTAATGGAATCTGAGAAATTGTTTTTAGCAGATCATGCTCAATTTCAAAGGAATTCTAAAGATCCTGATAATTTTGATACATATGAACAAGTTTATAAGAGGTGGTTTGGTGTCGGTGGTACAGGTACTAAACTAAGGGTTAACATACCTGGTAGGCGTACTTCTTACAATGCATCTACTCTCAATACTCAAAAATTTAAATCTCCTGTATTTGATCTTCTAGTTCCTAAACACGAAGAGTTGTATAGGGAAATGCTGATGTCTAAATTATCTAAAGAGGAGTTAAAAGACGAACTTAAATTAGCTAGCGTTAAGGTATTAGCTAGGGACCTTGCTGAAAAGCGTTTGTCTAAATATGAGAATGTTGACTCAACTGATGGTGGTGCTTTTATATCCCCAGAGATGTTCTATGAGATTAGTGATAGACTTGGTATGTGGAGTGATAGAAAGCAAAAAGCATTTGATTTACTTAATTCAGATGAAAAACTTACAGCAGCTCAAATATTAGCAGCTAGTAATATAATATTCAATCCATTAAAGACTATGTATATAGGACACCATGATTTCAATGGTGTTGATATGCTAGTGTACAACAAGATGGCTATGTTCACTTTGTTTAGGCAACATGTTAAAGGCACTCATTTGGAAGAAGTGCTGGATAGAATGGAGACTAAAGGTAAATATGCAGATAAGAAATTAGAGAAGATACATGTTTATAATTTTGATACAGCTGTTAAGGTAGGTGGGCTAATGGGTATGGACTTGTTCACCAGTGCTACTAAAAGGAATGAAGTAAGTGATTTATCTGGTTCTTTAGTATTCAAACAAAGCTTTGGCAACCTTAGTCATCAACAGGTTATAGATCCTCACAATGGTATGAGCCAAACCTTTGGTACAGCAGGCTTTAAAATAGCCAGTGCGGATGTAATTAAAGATAGTAAATATAGTGACTTTGGTACTGGGGAAGAATTGCTAGACGCTCTTCATTATGCTAGGGCTACTTTGAGTGACTTTGGTATACATAGAGTGGATGCAACCTTTGGTATGTCTAATGGTAAAATATCTAATAAAGCATTTCTAGATATATTACGTGATGCTGCTGAAGGTGCTAATAAATCTTTTGATTTTCAACAAGCTTTAAGGATAGAGGAGAATGGTGAAAAATATCTAGAGATAGATTCATTTAACGATAGGAAATGGATATATGCTAGGATAAAAACTATAGTAGACGAACTTACAGTAGACTTAAATACCCCAGGTAATCAGCTGGTACAGATGAGTGATTACGGTATGAATAAGACTGCAAGTTATACTGAAGAACTTAATTTCACTAGGTCTGAAGTAAAAGCTGAAGGGTCTGAAGAACCTACGAAAGTATATGAAATGGAATGCAGGGTATCTATCAGGCTATTTAAGAATTTCTTTCCACATGGGCATATTATAACTCAGCCTGAGATTCAAATGCTATTGGATAGTAGCCCTCAGTTATTTGGTTATCGTGTTCCTACACAGGGTCAGAACTCATTAGTAAGACTAAGGGTTGTAGACCTATTGCCAGAACAAGCTGGTGATATAATACAGTTACCATTAGAGTTTACTGCTTTGACTGGTTCTGACTTTGATATAGATAAGTTATATGTAGCTATGCATAATTACATATCAGAAACTGATAAGCAAGGCAATATTAAATTATCTAAAATAGCATATTCAACTAGTGAAAAAGAAGCACAATCTAGGTGGAATAACAAAGTATTAGAGTTATATGATATATATAAAGATTCTATAGAGTCTCTTAGGGGAATGTCTACACAAGATGTAACTATTTCTATTCTTTCTATAATTGACAAATACTATGGTAAAATAACTAATCATGGTACATACAAACAACGTCATCCAGAGGAAGAGAGTATAGGTAACACCCCTATAGGTGATAGCCTATCAGCAGAACAAGTAGAAGCGCTTAGGAACTTAGGTAGAGAGAATCAGAATATACCAGATGATATTGGTACTGTAGACAGTACAGAGAATGCAGAAAGGGGTACTTACTTAAACGAAAGACTCAATTTACTTGCTAGGATAGCATCCATAGAAAAGAAAATAGCAGATAAAAGTGGTAATGAAATATACAAAGAACATTTACAACAAGACTTAAGACAAGCTAGGGGTAAATTAAATAAAATGGTGGATGAATCAAATGTAGTTCCTAAAAACAATCTAATGTCTGAATTCATATCAGAGTTTGATTTAAAGGTACTAGGTGATTATTTTGTTAAGTCTGGTAAGATACTATCACTCGAAGAGTTCTCTAAATTGCCATTAGAACAGCAGAACACTACTAAAGCTTTGCAGAATAGGTTGTTAGATTTAATGATGACAATATTAGGTGATGAGAAACACTTTGTAAATTCTACTACACCACTTGGTGTTATGAATGATGTATTGTATGCTAAGAAAGATTTTTACACTAAAGCATATAATCCTAGTGAATACACAAGTGCTCCTGGGTTGTATACAACTACTCCATCTTTCCAGTCTGCTATGAAGGAAAAGTTTTCAGCTGCTAAGTTTGGTATAGCTCCTTATGCATTAGGTAACAACCATCATGCATTAACTCAGATGGCTGGTGTAATAATGCAAGAGTCTAAATTAGACTTAGGGTTTAATAAAAAAGGTGAAATAGACCTATCTAGAGTAACAGGTGAGGATGGTATGTATATAACTTGGTGGATATCGGCTTTGATAGACATACATGTTGATGGTGTTAACAAGCCTATAGCTACATCTCTTAATATAAATGAAGCTACTCATGATATGGTCAACTTCCTTATAAGGGCAGGGTTAGGTGATACTACCTTTGATTTTATTAATCAGCCTGTTATGAGGGACTATTCACATTCTTATTTCAATGTTAATAAAAAATATGGTAAAGATAGTAATAGGATATCAACTATAGACAGTACTGATGAATTAAGAGACCTTAATGAAAAATGGAAGTATACTTTGCTTAATGAAGGGGTTTTAACAGAAGAACAGTTTGATGCATTTGATAAAAGTTATAAGATACCGTTACCACAGTTATTAAACAAGGCTCAATTGCGAGCAGATGCTATTGAATCAACTAAACCTAATAAGAGTAAAGCATATTATATAAGGCAATATTCTATATCACGCTACTTAGAAGATCTTAAAAAGGATTCAAATGATTTACGTTCATTCGTATTAGCTTGTAGGGTAGATACTAAAAAATATGGTGCTAATCCTGTAGAGATATTCCACTTCTTAGATACTATATATAACGTAATGCACAACAGCTCTCTTCCTCCAGTAGATGGTAAGAGAGGTAGTAGATTTAAAAACATAGAGCGTATTTTAACTACTGATAAAAATTATAAGTATAAGAAAGGTGATACATTCTTACCAACTATAATTAGGAATAGTATGTATAAGATATATGACTTACTAAAGAACGATAGTATATATGCTACCAGGGGGTTCAATATGATATTGAACGATATGATTGATTCTACTAGGAATGGTGACTTTGTAAGGAAGAGTATGATCAATACTACCATGGAAGAGTTGATGACTTATTTCATTGGCAAGTTTTTCTCAGATCCAGTAGATGGGTTAGGTTTAACTACAAATGATGTTAGGCACTTAATAGTAGAATTAGACAACAAAGATTCTATATATGAAACTCTTTTGAAATTAAAGACCCCTAACGATCCATTGTATGAAGAAGTTAAAAACAATCCATTATTGAATACTTTGATAGTAGATCTTTCTGATGCTATTTTAGAAGATAGAGCAGGGGAACCTATTCCTTATATGTATATAAAAACTCCTTATAGATCTAAGAGTAATGAGTTAACTAAAGAAGAGTTACAGGAAGGTTTTAAAGATTTATTCTCTAGTCCTAATGAAAGGCTTAGGGATTTGGCAATGTCATTGTATATATATTCATTTTATACTTCAGGTTTTAGACAGAGGCTAACTTCATTCTCTTCCTATATACCTATATATATGAACAAAGAGTTTAAGTATAAAGGTAAGGTAGTTAGTTTAAATGAACACATGAAAAAAATACTAAATAAACTATCGACAGAATATGGTTACTTAGAGTATTTGGCAGAGGCTAAGAGAGAAGTGTTCACTAACATGTGGGATACAGAAGGTTACGCTTTTGCTATAGATGATTATATTGGTAAAGAGAACGGTATAAAAGTGTTGAAGAATTTCTCAGATGAAAATTCTGATTCGTTAGGTATTAAAATAAAAACAGAAGGTAAGACTGTATTGTCTAGAATGTCACTTGGTGTTAATGCTAGAAAAGAAAATATATTTGTTCCATATATAAAATTTGCTAGTAACTTATATGAATACATGGGATATGATAAAGCTGATGGTTCCATGTATTATGTATCAGTATCTAAGAAAGGTTTAGGTTCTAATGGTCATGGTAGTAAAGGTTTGTTTATATATGAAACTGGTTTGGGTAGCATAGATGATAGATTACCTAATGAATCAATGTTAGGAAAAACTAGCAATAACCCTACTAGGAGTGGTGCTACAGTCAGGGCTAAGAAAGATAGAATTATAAAGAATGGTATAGCAATAGTTAATGCAAATTTGTTAAATTTCGTAGAGGTACCTTTAGAGAATCAAATAGTTGCTGATAAATATGCAAGTTTAGCAACTACTTTTTTTGATAAGGATGAAAGTGATGCTGACATACTAAGGCGTCAAGACCAGTTAGCTGCTGTTGAACTCAAACGTATGAATGATCAAGACAAGTTACGTAAAAATGCTTTTGATACTGCTACTGCTAGTGATTTTAATGTAAATGATAACTTAAGCATAGAGAGTGATACAGAGGAATTATTTCCAGGTGAAGATCCAGCTAATAGGGCAGCTAAGAAACACACATCAAATTTAAAAGCTAGCAAAGATAATATGACTACAGAGGAGAACCCTATTATAATAAGTATAGATGGTTCATCTAAAGGTGAACAAAACAATCATGTGTTAGGTGTAGGAGCATATTCTAAATTTGGTGATAAAGAATATTTCTTATATAGAGATGATTCATCAATACGTGGTATGATTGATAGGCTAGCAGGTAGTAGAGGTGTAAAGGTACCAGAAGATATGTCAAATGGCATAGCAGAGGTATATGCATTGTTATCAGTGATGGCAACGTTTAAGGATACTTCAGAGAATATATTGATAGAAAGTGATAATGAATTAGCCTTATACCTATTTAAGGATCATATGATAAACCCAGGTGATAAACCAATTAAAACTGCTGGGAATCCTATTATAAAGATACTACACGAACTTATAACTAAATATATAAATCAACTTGAAAGTAACGGTGGTTCTGTTAAACTCAGATATACAAAGACTAAATCTACAGCTAATTCTAAAATCGTAGACAAGGTGGCCAAGGGGGAACATAAAATAAATATTGAACACAATGACTTTAAAGATGAGAAATGGGGTGTACCTATTAAATTTACACCAGCTCCTATAATAAATGTTAATAAAGAGTTTACAGGTCATTCCGGTGGGGCACCAGGGACATCAAAAGTTGGTAGTGAAGCAAGGTGGTCTTCTGATTTAATATGGGAAGATGAAGGTACTGATCATGGTGTTAATTGGGAGAACTTTAGTTTCAAAGGTCATAATCATGGTAGTAGGAAGACTACAGATGTACGTCAGATAGAGAGTTTACCTGTTTCTTCTGTAGATAAAGCAAAATTAGAATATGCAAAAGCTGCTGCACAACTAGGTAAGAATGTAGCTAATAAGGAATATACTTATAAACTCATGCTTAGGAATTGGTTCCAAGTTAAATCATCAGATGGTATATATGCTATAGGTAGACTTGATTTAGGCAAAGGTCAAGTAGATGGTGGTACTGGTTATGCAGTTCAGATGGCTATAAATAATAATAAACTATTGTTTGTATACGATCTACAAAGTAGGCGTTGGTATAAATATGATTATGTATCAGATAAATTTATGCACTATGCTGCTACACCTATACTAGTTAAGAATTTTGCAGGTATAGGAACACGTGGTAGTGCTAGTGGTGATAGCTTAATGGATAAAGAAACCTATGATTTAATTAAGTCTGTAGTTAAAGCAGTGTATGATAAGACATTTGGGGAATCTAAACCAGTTGATCCAAAGGTTAGTCCACCAGAAGCAAATAAAAGTAATGAAACAAATAAAACTTGTTTG